TGCAAAATAAATACGCCAACGCCCCACACCTATGTCTACTATTGAACTGACGTTTTCAGAAGCGTTTATAGCCACTGTACCTGTACCATTAAAGTTAACCCAAGCTGTCGGTATCAACTGCTGACTTTTAACAGTAGGTATGCCACCCGTGACGTTTGTTAGATCGTTTGCTTTGACTGTACTCATAAGACCACCCACGTACTTCCAGATGCTACTGTAACTGTGTAGCCTGAGTTGACTGTAATTGGCCCTATGGTCATACCATTCTCAGTACCAGCGAATGTAATGTTCTCTGCTATGACTTTTGCATTGGTGCGTATGACACTGTTAGTTCCTAATGATGGGCCACCGAGAGCAACGGCAGAGTTAATCTTTGCTGCTGTAATTGCACCATCTACAACCTTGGCTGTAGTTACTGCATTGTCCTCTAGGTCACTTGTACCTACAGACTCGTATGCGTTGACGTTACCTATGTAAGCCATCTATATCTCCCTATGCAATCTCTAGTATGCTGGCAAAGACTTCTAAGTCTCCAGCTACTGAGGATGTAAGACCAAGTATATCACCAGCCTCTAAGTTAATGGGCTTGTCCATTAGTAACGTAGCATCTGCTGGTACTGGAACAGTCTTACAGATATGACGATAGGTTGTACCACCATCTACAGTGACCTCTACTGTGACGTTAGCATCGTTTACTCCATCAATATTAGAGATGTACAAAGCATGGATTACAGACTGTGTACCTGCTGGTGCTGTGTATAATGTAGTGCGTGATGTGCCTATAGCAACACCAGCATTTTTAAATGTATTAGCCATTGGTTAGCCTCCTAGTGCTATTGCCATTGCTACGGAAGCACCAATGGGATCAAAAACGTTTGATAGATTATTAATTGATGTGGCTGCATTGTTAGCTGTAGTAGTTGTACTCGTTAACACTGCATCTCTTGTAGCAATGTCTACACCATCGAATGTACTGTTAGTCGTGATTGGCCCTGTCATTGCTCCACCAGCTAAGGGTAGCTTGTTCGCTGCTGCTGCCGCACTGTTGGCTGCGTTAGTGGCTGATGTAGCTGCCTCACTTGCTTTAGTGGTTGCAGTGGATGCACTACCAGACGCCCCTGACGCACTTGATGCTGCTGCTGTGGCTGAGTTAGCACTAGCAGTGGCAGAGTTGGCTGAGTTGGTAGCTGATGTAGCTGCTTCACTCGCTTTAGTTGTAGCTGTCCCTGCACTGGTACTTGCTTCTGATGCCTTAGTTGTAGCTGTAGACGCACTAGACGCTGCTGCCGTAGCTGAGTTAGCTGCTGCTGTGGCTGAGTTGGCTACTGCTGTCTGTGCATTACTTGCTGTTGTAGCTGAGTTAGCACTAGCTGTTGCACTGTTAGCAGAGTTGGTAGCTGACGTAGCTGCTTCTGCTGCCTTATTAGTTGCTATAGTTACTTGCCCTGCTACACCTGATGCACTGCTGGCAGAGGCTGTAGCTGAGTTAGCTGATGCAGTAGCTGAGTTAGCTGCGTTGGTTGCTGATGTACTAGCACCTGATGCGGAAGAGGAAGCTGCCGTGGCACTGTTGGCACTAGCTGTTGCAGAAGCACCTGCCTCAGCAGCTTTCTGTGTTACTTCTGTAATTGTAGCATCAGTGTTAGAATCACCTGTACCACCTGTGCCTCGATAGATTCCCATTCTTTATCCCTTACTTCGTTTTTGTTTATACCATGCCAGATAGATTGCTATAATATGTTTTCTTATCTGATTTTTTCTTATCTGCCTTTTTCTTATCTGCGGCTTTCTTAGCTGCTGCTTTTTTATCAGCTTGTTTCTTTTCATATAACTTACGTGATGCTGCTGCACCTGATGGAGAAGCATCTTTACGAACTTGTCCAGCACGTTTATTAGCTGATAGATCCGTAATCTTAGCTGCCTTATAAGGAGTGACAGTAACATTACTCTTAGGCTTACTCTTAGGCTTATCAAGAGCAACGGCTTGCTTGTACATATCAGGGCCAGCTTTCTTCTTAGCTACCTTCTTAGCAGTACCAGCACTAGGACTACCTGTCAATGGAGTCTTACGCTTAACGGGCTTACCTTTCTGCTTAGTCTTCATTAACTGATTAAGTTTATATTGTAACTTACCCACTGTCTGCATAGACTTACCAGCTTTCTTAGCTGCTGCAATCTCTGCTTTTAATTTTTTCTTTTCTGCAAATTCGGACATGATCTTTCCTTTAATAAAAGAAAGGGGAACTCCCTAGAAGTCTAAGTAGTTCCCCTATGAGGACTAAATTAATAGTCTATGTATCTACCCAAGAAGGGCAATAGCGACTGCTGAAGTATCACGTAGTACACCAGTACCATAGATGGTATCACTGGTGAATAGATCAGCCAAGAACTCTTGCTTGTACTGAGTCTGTGAACGAACAGACATTTGCTCAACTAGGACAAAAGCATCCTTATGCTGGAGCATACCGATCTTGTTCGCACCATCAACTGGGCAGTTGTTACTGATGTAAACATCTACACCATACAAGTTACCAATCTTGCCATTGACAACAGTGTTGCCAGTTACAAAGTCAGAAGAGGTATAACGCTCAATACCCATAACTGTGTTACGAGCAGAAGGTGGAAGGATCAATGAACGTCCGTCCATAGGGACATCAGCATCATCTAACAATTGAATTAGGTTACGGAAACCAGCATCATTAAATGCCTGAGCCGCACCAGTGTAGTCTGATAGAGTACCATCAGCAGCGATCTCTTGAGCCTTAGCCCAGTTAGATCCGTTACCACCTTGAGTAGATTGACCTAACAAGAAGATATCGTCTTCAACTTTCTTAGCTAAAGCATAACCAGCATCACCAGTATAGAACTTACGCATAGAAGCCTGAGCTTGAATGTCGGTAATATCTTCGATCATGCGAGAGTATTCAAAGTGCTTGTTTACAGATAGAGTTAGCTTAGTAGCAGTCTCGTTCTGAATTGTAACTGCTGTGTTTGCAGCCTTAGCAGTAGCAACACCACGGGTAGGCTTAGGGATATGAATCGTATCACCTTTCTTACCTGTCATTGGCATCTTGTTTACTAGGTTTGCAATAACCAATTCCTTCTTATAAGCAGCGATGATTTCATCACTCCAAATCTCAGGGATAAAGTTAGCAGCAGTTGTGTTGTTGGTGTTACCGCCCATTGCGGGATAGACTGAAGTAGCCATTATATATATTTCCTAAAGTATAAAGTTATCGAACTCTACCTTCTTCATATGCTTTCATGATAATATCATTGTTAGCGAGGTAGCGTTCTGGTTCGTACTGCATCATATGTAGTAATTCTGTCCGTTTAAGGAACTTCTTAGTAGTCTCACCAGAACCTCTTGCTGAACCATTACTACCACTCTTAAGAGAACGCTTACGATCTCCTTCGGCAGCAGCAGTAGACTGTGCAATTAATTCCTGTTGTTCTTTCCATGTAGTAAACAGATCGTCAGCAGCGTCAAAGTTAAACTCTGCATCTGCCTTCTGTAACTTTTTAGTCCGAGCCTGAGACTTACCCACCCACTCTTGGAAGCCAGTATCATTTACTATATCCATCGCATCTGGATGGGTTGCAAAGATCCTGTCACGGGATTCCATTCGTTCTAGCTTTTTGGTAGCTTCATGTGCTGCTTTCAAAGCTGGATGGTTTGCTAATTTCTTATCAAAGGTAGCATTAGGATTCTCTAAAAAATCCAGATCACTAACTTCTTCCTCTACGGGTTCTTTAGTGGCTGACTTATTTACAATATAATCATCTACCAGCTTTCTCAACTCACCTACTTCGTTACCCTGACGACCTGCCATTTTCTCGGCTTCTTGGTGCATTCGGACTAACTCGGCAGCAGACTTCCCTTTGTACTTATCAGGTATATCATCATCGTCAGTTTGTTCTACATCCGTAGAATCTGACTCAAGAGATTCCGTTAGGGTTTGGTATTCTTCACCATCTGCTAGTTGAGGTTCTTGGTTGCCATCTAAAAATTCTGCCATTTGTTGCTCCGTACTTTATAGTATTATGGAATTATATTTAATGAGGTTACTTCAATAAGAAGACTCATGAGGTACTGCGTTCTATCTCAATCTGTTTTTGGCGTTGCTTTGCCCATTTGATTGTAGCCCCTGCAAAGTCTCCTGAGAGGGGATCTAACTTACTCATAGGTGCAGCTAGTTGTCGATGAGACAGACTGTTACATTTAGAGCATACGCTTTCCCGACTATCGGAGTGTACAAACTTCTCTTCAATGTAACTACATTCACTACATTTGAAATCATAAACGCGAATCATTTACGAAATCCTCATAAGAGTTTTTGATACCATCTTCAAAACTTAATAGTTTTCCAATGATGTCTAATTGCCCTTGTCTGTAGTGTAATTCTTTTTCAGTTCTACAAGTGACTAGATCACGGAGAGACTCCTCCGATTGTGTAAAGTCTTCTAGTAGAAACTTCCATCCTTCTAGTTGGAATATATCAATCAATGATTCATAATATCTTTCTAGTTCTGGATCTGTATTTGTTGACATTGCGTTTTCCTTGTGTTAGGGCGCGTTGGTAGTGCTTGGAATATAACACAAAAAGTATTATAAGTCAAGAGTTATTTTAATTATCTTGCATCTGTTTATTAACGATTGCTTCTTTACTTTCAATCTCTCGTTCTTTCAATACTAACTCAGCAACCTTAGCGCGTTGAAGGAACTCTTTCTCGTCAGCGTCACCTTCATTAATGTTAGTAGTAAGAACTTTTAAACGATCAGTCTCAGCTTCCATTGGTAGTAGTTCAGTCTCAGTATTAACCTTAGCCACCCTAGCTTCTGATTCCATAGCTTGTCCTTGCAACACTGCAATGTATGCTTTCTTCTGATCGTTGTCGATCTGTGCTGCTTCTTGAGCCATTGGATCTGGCTGACTAGCTTCTGATAGTTTAGCAATTAGAGTCTCACGATTAGCAAGATTCATATTATCAACCACTGACTTAACCAACTCAGGATACATTGGAGTATCAGGAGACATAGTTTGTAGTAGTTGTACTAGCTGAGAAACCTCGTACTCACGGGCAATAACACCTAGAGAACTAGAAGGAACAAACTTAAAGTCACCTGTTGGGAACTTGTCAGGGTGATACTGCATGTAACGCCACGCACTCTGCTGTACAAACGGAATGAGGAAGCACTCTTGGAAGTTAATCAAGGTACGCTTGTGACGCTTGATGATAGCACCTAGGCCCATAGACACTGCACCAGCAGCAGCTTGACCATTGACTACACCAGCCATGCCAACACTATCTACAGCACCTGTAGCGTTCTGAACCATACGTTGAAGATGATCTGCTTGGCTAAAGGTAATATTATCTACGTTACCAAAGTGCATTGGCTTAAGAATTTCATCTGGATTACCATTCGTGAGAATAGTTTTTCCTGGCCTTACTTCCATCTTAGCCCCACGAGGCATCCTAGAAGCGTCCATAGCCATCATTGGGTGGACAGTTAAGGCTAGAGCATCAATACGCGCACGTAACTCTGTGTCGAGTGCTTTCTGGCTGTTGTATCCCTTCTCACAAACACCTCGTCCCCAGAAACGACTAGGCACTACATCCCAAGGGAATGCAACTACAGGACGATCCTGCATCATGTAAGGGTTTTCTTCTAGCTTAAGTATGTTTGCACCATTAGCTATGACTGCAACAACCTCAACATAGTTCGATCCATTCTCTGTCATGGTTTCAGATAGAGAAACTTCCTCTTCATCCTCATCGTACAGGTAGGCTTCTAGCATTGAGCGAGGGATTAGACCATAGTATTTAGTTAGACGTACTCGATCTTCATCGTAGTCATCAATATCATCTTGAGCCTCTAGGAATGAATGAGTGCTGCTTTCCATAATCTCAACATCTTCATACACCCCCTCTTCAATCAACTGTTGTACTTGGTGCATCGGAACATATTCATCAATCGCTACACCCAATGCCTCTTCAATAGAGGATGCTGTAGGATCTATCAAGAAGTTCTGTGGTAGTACAGGGCGTACAGTACAAGAGACTTCTTTAGTCTCAATAACACCAAAGGTGGCTACCTGACCATCCATAGCTGGCTGTGTAGAGGGAACCCTACGTGTCTTTTCTTGTACAACTATCTCACCAATGCCCGTACCAAACACAGCAGCGTTAACGATACACTCAGATATAGCTTGTCGTGTCTTGTTAAGTGAATACTCTTCTGTTAGCTGCTTACGTAGGTACTCAACGTCACCACGCTCTTGATCATCTACATCA